TACGGATTTGGATTTGGATTTAAAGGGTTATATTGAGCTCCTTGATTAAATCCTAATTGAGTATTAATTTGTCCAGGTTGATAATTATTTTGCCTAGACATGTATGCGTCATACGCACTTCCTGTTGTCGATGAGCTAGAGTCAGGTGCTTTATACTCAGGTGGCTGATACTGCATCGGCGGTTTTAACGCTTGATACGCACTTAACGCTGCACCTAGTCCTTGAGATAAAGGATCAACAGGCATGCCGTAAGTTTTACCCACTTGAGTTTTGCCTGCTACATACTGCGGAGCAAAGCCTTGAACAAATTGACTAGCTAACAGTGGAGACTGTCTTTGCTCAAGCTGTTGAGCGTATTGTCTATCCAACCTTTGTTGCTCAATATCTCTTTCTGTTTGTCCAAGTCCTTCTAATAAACTAATATCTTGGCCTCTAAGTCTTTGTTGGGTTTCTCCTAACTGACCTAAAGAACTTCCATATCCTGCAAGACCAGCCCCTATTCCAGCAATTCCAGTACCTACGCCAGAAATATCTCCAGCTAACTGTCTTGCCGCAGCTGATCTGCCTTGACCTAAACCAAGTAAGTCTTGAGCGTATTGTCTTTGAGCTGCGGATTGAGTTCCGCCAAATCCAGCTTCTAGTTGAGATGCTGATCTTGCTCCAGCTCTTCTGTTTTCTAGTTCTTGCAACGCTCTTTGTTGGGCAGTTTCAAAACCGCCAGATCTAATTTTACTTAATACGTCGCCTAGACCTCTACCTAAAGATTCTTGTCTTTCTTGCGCTGTTAATCTAGCTCTTGAGCCAAATGCTGATTCGCCACCTCTAGCAATATCTGCTGCTCTTTGTTGGACGTCTTGCATTTCCCCAGCTTTTAAAACATCTTCAATCGTTTGTTGAACAACTTGTTGCTCAAATGGATTGTAGAACTGGCCTGCCATTCTTGGATCGTAGCCTTGTAAAGATTGGCCAAGAAGCTGTCTAGCTGATGGCCCGCCAAAACCTAAACTACCAAAAAGACCGCCAAGTCCTGCTCCTAATTGTTGTTCAGCTTGCCCAAAGTAAGGTTGCTGCATGCCGTAAGCAGATCTATAGCCACCTAAAGATTCCTCTAATAAACCTCTTTGAGTGCCTAAATCAGATATGCCTTGTTCTATTAAACTTCTTTGTCTATCTAAAAAAGGTTGATAAGAACCAATACCTTGCTGAGCTAACTGTCTTGCTCTTTGTTCTTGCGCTGATAATCCTGCTGTTTCTTGTAAAAGAGCGGGTTGATCTAAATAAGCTTTTTGAGCGGCTCTTGTTGCTTGCGCTATTAAACCTGGCGTATCAGTAGAACCAAAATATAGTTCTCTTAACGCAGGATCTGAAATAACTTCAGTTCTATCTATTCCAGATAAAATTGGATCAACGGTTGTTGCCATTATATTGCCTCAAAAATATTCATTAACTCACGCATGTTTTTTACACCTTTTTCGCGTGAAGCACTACCACCTTTAATAAGTTCAATACCAGATTTGGTTTTGTTAACGTCAAATGCGCCTGCGCCACGTGTAGCTTTAGCAGTCATAACAAACTCGCCGTCACTTAACATCGCTGGTATATCATCTGAAGTACCAGTTCCTGGTCCAGCGGATTCACCGCCGTCTCGCATATCTAGTTCACCAATCATTGTTGCTAAACCACCTTGATTAAAATATTGTCTAGCCTCGCCCCCGTAAGCAAACTGTAAAGCTACAGGTGCAGGAGCTAAACCAAAGTCTGCTCTGCTACCACCTGTTCCTAAGTTTTGAGCCATTTGGTATCTACCCAATTGATCCATCGTTACTTTAGGAGTCTCTGCTATACCGCCCATTCTTTCTTTAGATGCGTCGTAAGCAAGCTTGCCAGCTAGTCCTGCAAGACCCATAAGTCCAAGGTTGCCGCCAAACATACCGCCGCCACCAGCTTGCATTGATCCTCTTTGACTTGGAGCGCTACCATAAAAATCTTGCAATCCGCTTTCGCCACCTAAACCAACAGAATCTCCAATAGATTTTATAAATTGAGGAGTTTCACGTCCAAAAAAACTACCGCTTTTTGAAATTTGCATATTTCTTTCGTTAACTGCTTGTTCAACCATAGAAGGGTCCATAGTTTCTAACATTGCATCAATTTCTGCATCTGTATAAGGCTGAGGTCCGCCAAACAAACTGCCAATACCTTTTCTTACGTTACCGAAAAGACCAACTTTGTCTTGCCCTGGAAGTACAAACTCTTTTACGTTGCCAAATATTCCAACGCCGTCTGCACCTGGGGTAATAAATTCTTTTGCTTTAGAGAAAAAACTTCCGCCTTTTGAAGTAGCTGTACCTGGAGTTCCTCCAAAGAGCTTGCTACCTCCGTAACTTAAAGCGCCACCTAACAAAGCTTCTTTTGTTGATAAGCCTGAGGCTTTACCAGCAACTGTTGTTAAGGCTGCTTTAGCTAAAGGGCCAACGCCAGGAATAAAGTTGACTGCTACAGGAGCAACTTTTTTAACAATTTTTTTAGCTTTCTTCCAAACTTTAGATAAAAATCCAAACTCTGGTAAACCTGTTAAAGGGTTTAAATCCATACTGCCATTTCCAACTACGAATTGATTAGGATCAATCCCATACTTAGAAATAGATTTCTCGATTGCTTGTTTTAAAAGTGGGTTATCGCGTAAAGCTTGAGCTGGAACGATCATCTCATCTGGCGCTACGTGAGCCAAATAAGTATCTTCGTTTCTGCCTAAAGCTGCAATTCCTTCTAGTTGCTGTCTCTGTCCGTTGTTTAGCATACCTTGTTCCATATGTTATATTATCATTTTACAAGGTTATTGTAATATTTCCATTTGTACTTACTGAAATATTACCAAGTAAACCTTGGGCTTCGTATCCTTGAGGATTGGGTTCATCCATCAAATCAATAAACTCAGTCCCGTTAAATACTTGCAACACTTGGGTTGTCGTATTAAAGATTAGCGTGCCAAGATTAAAATTTAACTTATCACGTTGAGTAGTTGATAATTGCAAAGTATTATCAGGGTCTACTGCTCCTAAGTTTATCTCTAAAATTCTTATAAGTCTATTAAAAGTAGCAGAACTAACGCTTTCTCCTTGCGCTTGCGGGAGCTGAGTTGGCAGTAGTTTGCTCATCTTCTTCCGTCAGTTCTGATATCTATTCTTGTTGCGCCTAGTCTCCATCCAATTCCTAAATTTCCATCATTTTCCGCATCGTCGTCTGATTCAAATCTTAAAACCATTTGTCTTGCTCGGCCTCTGACATATGCTTGTTGAGTGTCTGCTTGTATAGAGCTAGTAGAGTTGGTTGTTAAAGAATCTCCAGGAAAGTTTCTTGTTTTAACAACAATATTGACTGAGCCACTTTCGTTGTTATTTTGGATAAATTTAAAGTCGGGGATGATTCTTCTAATAAAAGTAAACTGCTCGCCATCACCTATATCAAAATCAGAACTTTCAATAAACACATTTGTCATCGGCTGACCGTCTGCGTCAAATCCAGTTTCTTGTTTGTAAAGATAGCCGTTGCTTACAGCTCTAGGATAGTTTTCTATACCCGCATCTAACCAAGCTGTTCTGCTCAGTTGACCATACACCCAAGTTTGTTCTGCGTAATTGTAAATAACATATCTGTCTATATCTTCGCTTGAACCAGAACAATAGAACCAACCTGCTTCATTTTTATCAGTAATTGTAAAAGCGTTAATTTTAAAAGATTGCGTAAGGTTAATATCGTTGAATACGTAATTATGAACGCTGCAAGGCAGCGTTTGTACGCTACCGTTATAAGCGTAAAAATTGTTGTAGCCCATCCAAAAAACAGCAGAAGGCGCCGTTACAGCTGCTTTAGGGCCTATTAAACCAGTACCTTCGTTAATTAAATTAACTCCAAATGTGAATGGAGGGCCAATAAACTGCATGCTGTATAAAGCAGTATCAGTCCAAACTAAAGTTTCTTGTCTTGATTTAACAGATCCAATAATTGAAGATCCAGAAGATAACCTTAACGAGCCAGCAGTATTTGTAATTTTTGGCTCAAAGTCTAAATTATTTTCTTGATCGGAAAAAGCAATTAACATCGGATCAAGAACACCTGTTCTAGCCGTACCTGAATCATTGATTGGATCAGCGCCTAAAACAATTAAATGTCTGTCAACTTCTGAGGTGATTACCTGCAAACCAACTGTAGGAACTAAATTAGCACCAGATATTGCAGACATATCAACAGCTCTTGTTCCAACGCCATTGTTTTCAGTCCATTGATAAATGCCTCCACCCCTAACATTTATAATTAAGTTTTCGCCGAAGTTATCATGAGTCCAAAGTCTTAACTGATTGCTTGGAGATAAAGCAGTCACTGATCCAAAAGCTCCTTCTCCCCATCCATTTAAGCCCCAACCAGTACCAGGGACATAAACATCAAGCCCAACATTTATTTGATAAGCGCCTACTGTAGAGCTTCCACCGTTTCCAGTATCACTTGCGTTAGCCGTTACAGTAACTCCGTCAGTATCTTTGGCTTCTATCGTATAAGAGTCAGCATCTATTATGTTTACTATTTGATATTCTTGATTAAGAACAATAGCAGTAATATTTCCACCTAAAGACACCGCTCCAGAAAAAGTTACAAAATCATTAGCTACAGCTCCATGAGCTGTATCAGCGACAGTAATTGTCGCATCGCCATCAACAGCTGAAAAAGTTACATCACCAGCGCTAGTTGTAGATCTTATTGGGGTTATGTCATTAAAAGAGGTACCCTCTTCTATATAATATTTCCAAGTTGTTCCAAGACCTAAATATTTTGTTCCTTCTAAAGCAACCCAAGGATGCAAAGCTCTGCAAGTTCCTAAAAATGTACTTAAACTATCTTTTTCCCAACCGCCAAATTTTTCAGGAAGGCCTTGCCTAAATCTAACTAAGTTAGAATCAAACCAACCGCCTTCATTACTGTAGTCAGTTCCTTCTCTATTAATGCCTGGTTTAAATAAAGTTTTTTGTAACGCCATTTTTTTATTAATCTGTTTTACCTAAAGGACTCAGCTCTGGTGTTTTGTTTATTTTTAACAAAGCTTGAAGCAAAGAATCCTTTGAATCTATTTTATCTAAAGTTTTAATGCTTTTAGATACTTCAGTTAAATTTTTTGTACCATCATACGCATCAAAAA